CTTTCAACTTTAATAAGATTCCCATCTGGATCTAAAAGATAGTCCCCTACCTCTACTTGATAGCCTTGAAGCATCTCAATATCGCCAAAAGTACCAGCCAACTGCCCTCACTATACCATAATAAACCCTAGCTTTAAGCTGATAATAAAGACTATCCCCAGCAGCAGCTAGCATAGCATTATAGAATTTCTTATCTACTTCTTTCCTAGATAAAGGATTCCCCTTTTCTTCCTTCATCACGTACATGTCATCGTGCCATTTGCAAGCAGTACGGAATCTCTTACAACGCCCTATTCCAAAAATCCCACATTCATCAACATTATCGACAGGCATTTAGCTATCTCCGTTTATAAGATACTTTATTATAAAAATAGCTATGACAAAACTATCAAATAGAAACTTAATCAATGCAAGGAAAGCTAAGCAAGATGAGTTTTATACTCAATTAAGTGACATTGAGAAAGAGTTAGCACATTATGAAGACCAGTTTCATGGCAAAATAGTTTATTGTAACTGCGATAATCCTTATGAGAGTAATTTCTTTAAGTACTTTACTTTAAATTTTAACAAACTAGGACTAAAGAAACTTATCACTACAAACTATCATTCAACCCCAATTAGGGTTGAAATCAATGAAGTATTAGAGCCTATTAAAGATGATGTTATAGAGCTATTAAGACATAATAAGAACGTCTCTACCTTTCTTCACGGTGATGGAGACTTTAGAAGTGAGGAGTGCATAGAGTTATTAAAACAAGCTGATATTGTAGTAACTAATCCTCCATTCTCGTTATTTAGGGAATACGTTACTCAACTAATAAGGTATGAGAAAAAGTTTTTAATCTTAGGGAATCAAAACGCAATAACATGTAAAGAAGTTTTCAAATATATTAAAGAAAATAAACTTTGGCTTGGATATAATAACAGTAGCATAAAATGGTTTAGGATACCAACAGATTACGACATAACAACAAAATCAAAGAAAATTATAAATGGGATTACATATGTTAGTTTTGGATGCATTGTTTGGTTTACTAATTTAGATAAAACCAAATACTTTAAACCATTAGTCTTATATAAGAAATACTCCCCCGAAGAATATCCAAGATACGATAACTACGATGCTATTGACGTTAATAGAGTCTCAGATATTCCGATAGATTATAATGGAGTCATGGGAGTCCCAAGAAGTTTCATGACTAAATATAATCCCGAACATTTTGAGATTGTTGGTTTATCAAGACATAATGACCAAAATGCAGATGGCGGCTACTGGAAAGGTGGTAAGAAAGATGCCACTATAAATGGTAAGTTCGTTTATACAAGAATTCTAATTAAACATAAAAAAAGCTAAGCTATATATAAACCTTAAAACTTCACTCTATCAAATCTTCTAACAAAACCCCTTTAGCTCTTTCTTCCGTAGTAAGCTCACAGTCATCTAGGTTTCCAGTGACCCCTGAAGCATCTCCAATAATGCCTGTAGCATCTCCAGAAAGCCCTGAGACATCACCAGTAAGCCAAGAAACAGAACCTCGAAGTCCAGAGACATCTCCTCTAATTCCTGAGACATAACCTCTTATCAGTACATCCCCAGAAATCCCTGAGACATCTCCTACAATCTGGGAAACGTCCCCTCTTAGATTTGAGACATCTCCATAAATCATTGAGGCATCTCCTAGAATATTCGTGCAATCTCCTCTAAGCTGAGCGAGACTTCCTAAAAGACCTTTATGCCCGCCTATACCTTGAGAATGAAAGAGCTCTTTAGGGATTCTTTTTAGGGCTTTCTTCATCACTTGTTAATAGCTTTAATCAACAATCTTTCTTTTCATCTCACTGAAATAATCATATTCATTAACTGGCTCATACTCATATTCTCCAACTGGAATCTCAAAATCTCTATGTTCTCCTCTAGCTTTAATTCCTTTTACATTATGCTCTATACGGATTGGGCTATTTTTCACTTTAAAATAAGTCTTACCTTCATATTCATACCACTCTATATTTTCTAAACTAGAAGGCTCATGAACATGGTGCCCCTCGCCTTCTGCAAAGAAGGTTCTTTCAACTCTCTTTGCTCCTTCTGGAATTTTAGAAGATTCAAAACAAATATCACCTTGTTGCTTTTGCATAATTTTATTCTCCTGTTTTTAAGTTAATTCTTCTGGCTTCCATTCCCTAGTCTTATCTCCGTACCTTCTCCAATTAAGAGCTTCTTGAACGGTAAAACAATCTCGTGGAACACCTTCTACATGAATAGCATCTGTTGACATATTATTCATCTTTAAGAAATGGGCTGGTCCTGCTTCTAGTCCTAAATCTAAAGACAGTAACTCGTATTTACTTCTCTTTCCAAACTTAGACTCATAATCAGTGTCAAGGACTTTTCCTTTTAATTGCTTAACTAAATTAGTAACTCCTAATCTTTTTAAGACCTCTCTTCTTTGGTCTACGTTTTCTATCTTTAGAATCTCTTTTGCATCTAATTTATCAACAGGGGTTTCAACCATCCATTTCTCAACTTGTACACCATTTAAAGTCCAAATAGAGAAACCATCTCTCCATCTATGAGATGGTCCAGTATCACAATGAGCTTGATTGTCCTTGTTAATTTTAATGTACTCAGGGAAATCGCAAACTAAACAAAACTCTGAGTGTAGGTATCTAAAGCCCCCTTCTTTGGCACATTCTTCGTAAGGCTCCCACGCTTTAAATTGAGGTAAGTCTAATCCTAAAACATCCCTACAGGCTTCTACGTAACAAGGGAAAGAAGCCCACATATTTCCTCCTTGATAAGCCAAGTCCCAACTTTTAAGTCTTTTTTTGAAAGTTTCAAAAGAAATATTTACAAACATCTTACATAACTCCCACTCCCATGAATGAGTAGCAGAATCAATAGCAGTTTCGGTAGCTAATCGGGTAGCAGAATCGATAACAGAATTGGGAACAAAATAGGTAGCAGAAGTGATAGCAGAAAGGGCAGTAAAAAGGGTAGTAGAATTATTAGCAGGAAAGGTAGCAAACCGAGTAATAGAATCGATAAAAGAATTGATAGTAGAACGAGTATCAGTCCAAGTGGCAGACTTGATAGCAAAACGAGTAGCAGAAGTGGTAGCAAGAAAGGTAGTAGAAGAGGTAGCAGCGAAGGTGGCAGAATCAGTAGCTAACTGGATAGCAGAGCGAGTAGCAGAAGAGGTAGCAGAAGAGGTAGCAGGATCAGTAGCTAATTGGGTAGCAAGCCGAGTAGCAGAGCGGATAACAGGCTCGGTAACAAAATAAGTATCAGAATGGGCAGCAAACTTAATAGCGGAATCAATAGCAAGTTCAGTAGTAATGCGGGTAGCGGAATCAATAATAGCTTCGGTAGCAGCGAAGGTAACAGTATCAATACCAGAATCGTAATAAAGAGAAGCAATGGTGCCTGCTACTGCCATCACATAAGGAGAAGGAACAATAATAACTTTAGGTTCTTTTAATCCAGCTACTTTATATAATTCTTTAATAGCAGGAACTATTTTCTTCTCATCAATTCTATCAGTTCTAAATGCTATCTTAGTCCACTTGTCTACTAACAAAGCACAAGCCTCCTTTTCTTCTTTAGTTAATCCACCTTCTGCTCTAGTCTTTGTTCTTACAATACTATTTCCCATAATCACCTACCTAAAATTCCCTTCTCTAAATGCAGGATTTACAATCCCATAGCTTTTCCCATTAACGACTACTCTAACTCTTTTAGGAAGCTTATAGCCCCATACTTCAAAGTAGTATCTATGTAGTTTTTCAAATGACCCATAATAAGGAGCCCTTGCTACAACTTTGCCATCTTCAGTAATAAGCTCACATTTACTAGCTTTAATTGGAGCAAGCACTAATACTTTATTTTCTCGAGCAGTAGGAGTGTCGTTTATTTGCTCAGCATGACTCTTTAGTAACCATCCTTTTTCTAGGAAAGTCCTTCCTTTCTCTGTAGCTAGATACGCTAGGGACTCAATAAGCTCTTTAGTAGGCTTAGCTTTTCTATCTTTTCTTTGGGTTTTATCTTTTTCATTTCGCTTTAGATTTAGCTGATATGTCCAAAAGAAAAACCACTCAGCTTTCTGCCATCTTCTTTTATCTTTTGAGACAGGCATATCAACAGCGGCTTTTCCATCATAAGAGAAGTTAAACCTTCCTTGACGAGGTACTTGATTATCAGCTCTATGTACTTCGTTTTTATATTTACTTGATAATTCCCCGCCTCCTCCAAGATATGGGGTATTAATTACTTCTATATTAGAAAGTCCTTCAAATACTTTCTCCACATCAGCACAGACTAAATCCGCTTTCTCTTTCCGCCAAATATGCTCACAAGCTGGAGAGACTTCAAATTGAATCTTAGGGAAATCTTTAACTAGATTTCTTACTTCCTTTGCTTGGTTAAGTATCTCAGCTTCAAAGCCGTTAAAGTTATGATTATCACGCCAGCAAAGATGAAAGCGAATAAAGGGACAAAGTCCAGTTTTAGCAAGTTTTCTTGCAACAGGTAACGAAGACCCAAACCCGTCTACAAAAGAAAAGAACCCTGCTCCAAATCCTTTTGGGTGAGCCTTTAGGATTACATCTTCGTAACGGGCACCGCCTAGATAATCGATTGCAAATTTCATAATTTCTCGTATGGTCTTAATTCAGGTACAATCTGCTTGACTTTAGCATAGTTTAATTTAGCAGGATGAACGCCTAGCTCTTCAGCAACCCAAGCACAGCTATTTAGGCATACTCCCTTATTTACCCATCTATAGATGATTTGTCTTGAAACACCTAACTCTTTAGATGCTTTAGCAAGTGTTCCGTAACGGTCTAAAAACATTTGTTTTATCTTATTCATTCTTCCTCCTCTAATTCTCATATAGATCCTCCTCTACATCTTCTTATTTCTTTTTTACTTTTCTCTGATATTCTCCAAGACTCAGGGGAAGTTTCAGAGCTAAAACCTTTTACATTAAAAAGACTATTCATTAAAAAATTTTCTTCTTCTTGGTCATGAGATAAACCTAATAAAAGATGTCCCCATTCATGCATCATAATAGCTATTGATTGTGATACTCTTATTGCTCCAGTGTTTTGTTTTATTAAAAAGTTTCCAAATCCTATTCCTGCAAGAATGTTCATTTCTCTTTTAGGTTTAAAACCTTTCCAGCATCCAGTAATTGCTCCTCCTCCTATCCAGTAAGTTTCTTGATATTCAATAGGAGGAAGAACAAAGTAGTGAGCTACTTTATCGACCTTATATTCTTTATTTACTTTAAGCTCTTTATACAGTCCCCAAATACAATCACTAGCAGTGGTATTCCAAGACAAGCAACCAAAATAGACTTCTGGTGAAATTCTTTTTAGGTACTTAATTTTTAGTGTTACTTTTTGGCTTGTTAGTTTTTGAAACAATCTATGAGCTCTTTTTATTTCTTTAACTTTATCTTGATAGTAACCACCTATTTCATTTTCAAAGTAGTTATAGTGATAAACATTTAAGATTGGTCTTGAACAAGCTAGATTAGTAAGAAGTAGAATAATTAAGTATTTCATCATAATTCTCTCATAACTAATCTTTTAGTGTAGAAACTTGTATTATGGCTAAATCTAGTAGGTTTTTTAGATGTTTGTGCCACAGACTTTCCATGCATGCTTTTTCTTTTTCTAAGAAGTGTTCTGGATAAGATATTTGTGCCCCCGTTTTGATTCTTAGTTTTAAATCTTCAATTACTTCTAATAGGTCTGATTTTGTTAGTGGCTTCCATGATTTTATTCTTTCAATGTTTTCGTTTCTTCTTTTTCTTTCTTCTTCGTTAAGGGTTTGAAGGTAGAGGTCAGAATGGTAAGCAAACTTTCTGCTTCCATTAGTACTAGCCATTGCTTTTTGTTTTTTCTCCACCATACTGTTGGGATTGTATCCGTTGCGTCTTTCTTTGCTTGTTCTATCCATTGATACCCCTTAAAGTTTTCAGTTCTTTTTACTTCAATATGAAGAAAGTCTAAGTCAGGACAGGTAACATCAGATGTTCCTTCTGTTCCTGAGTATTGCTGAGTGCGTCTAGCTTTAAGCCCAAAGGATTTTAATAAGTCTCTTAATTCTCTTTCTCCCCTTGAGCCTTTTTGCTTTGAATTAGTCATATAGCTTTACTGACTTTCTCCACCCTTCGCTTTCTACTCTAGGTGACACTACTAAGTCAAGAAAATCTTTTATAAAAATGTCAAACACCGTTTTATGCTCTATCATTTTCCAGTATTGACTTTTATAGATTAGGTATAGGTCTAGGGGGTTACCTTTGTGGTTAAGAAATAAAGTGCTTTTAAAGGCTAATAATTGGTCGTAGGGAAGATATTTTGAGGTTAGGTATACTCCGATACCAACCAAGTTAGAAGTCTCGTTATAGGGCGATTTTGTGGCTATAAGGTAGTGGTGGTAGTTATGAGGGTAAGCTATAAGTTGGTTCTGAAGGATTAGCTTTGGAAATGAGAAGCAGGCACGCTTTTTGATACGAGATATTTTCTCGTTTTGCGATTTCTTTTGCCTTGTTTGCGTAGTCTTTAGTTTTTTCTCCAAAGGTATCAGCGAAAAGGTCATAGATTCGTTCTCCCATATAAAAGTTTTCAGATGGCTCTAAGTGGGTAGTATAGCCTCCAGTAGGGTGAGAGGTTCTTACTTCTACAAAATCGCCATGAGGAATAAAGGTTTCTTGTTTTATAAAGTTTTTAGTTTCCTTAGGCTCTTTAATCATAGTAAGCCATAAAGTGGAGCCTTTTAGGTTTCCCATTAAGATTAGATTTCTTTGATAGTATCTTTCTAGGATTACTGCTTTATCAAAGGAGTCATGACCTGAGTAAAGGACTTCATAAACTTTATTTGGGGTTTCAGCTAAGACTCTTAGGTAAGGTGTATCATCTTTTGATTCTCTAATCTCTGGGATAGTGATTATTGTCATTGATTCAGAAAAGAATTTAGACATAAAGCATTTTCCTTTTTTGAATAAAAAAGGGAGCTATCAAGAATTTGATAGCCCCCCAAACCTTAGGAGAACTAGCTATAAAAACTAATCCTTCTCTATATTGACACTATCGAGCATAAATGTCAAGTAGATTTTTTTAGATATTTATATTTTTATCATCATCTAAATCAAAGGGAAGGTCATCATCATCAAAGGCGATTTCTTCCTTTTTAGAGGGAATATCTTTGTCGATAGTGATTTCTGGTTTCTTTTCTCGTTTTGCGTTAAAGTCCCTAAATTGAATTACTTCAGTGCTTTGAGCATCAAAGGGTGATGGGTAATTAGTTTTAGGGTGAGGATAAAAGTCTTTTACGATATTTAGTTTTTCCCCATCTGGTTTTGTCCAAATATCAAGCTCTAAGACAAAGTCACAGCCTACTAGCATTTCAAGATATTTGGTTAAACGAGCGGCATCTTTATCGATACCATCAAAATCACCAGCACTAGCAAAGAGGAGAATTTCTTTTAGTTTAGCTCTAAGTCTTGAGCGGTCAGCTACTGTAGCAGGGACAGTCCAAGCTACTTTGAAAGTATGGTCGCCTATTCCCCAAAAGTGGAAACGAAAGTGAGGTTTTAGTCCATAGGATTTTCCATTAATGATTTTCTCTTTCATCCCTTGAGAGATTTCATGAAGGACGGCTTGGTATCGTCCCGGTGAAACTATCTCTTGTGGTTTTCCAGTGTATTTAGATTCTTTTTCTTCAAATAATCCAATCTTAAAAGTCATAATATTGTTCTCCTTAAAAATGCCCCCCATAACCGAAATTATGAGAGAAAGTTATTCTATTATACTAACATAATGACACTAATTGGGAAAGAAAAAATCAAAATCAAATCTAAAAACTTTTTTGGATTTTTTTCTTTTGAAACTAAGGACGATTTTAGTGTTTTTTATCTAATTTAGTCTTAGCTAACCCCCTCTTAGAGGTTAAGGCTAGATACTAATAGCCTCTATAAGCCACGTAAAGCCCTCTTAGAGGCTATAATTAGGTTTAGTCCTAGTTACCCTATAGGCTTATAGGGAAAACGCGTTATAGGGCAATTATGTGGCTTTAAAGCCATAAGCATATTTAATCGGGTTAGGACTAATATAAAAAGGTTCCCTAGATTAGGAAGCCTTTTAATCTAACCCTAATTTAAAAAGCCTTAAAGCTTACCAATTGCCTAGTACTTCCTTAAGTAACGCGGTTAACTCGTCGTTAAGTTTTGGGAAGTAAGCGGTTTCCACTAGGGCAAACTCAGAGAATTGACCTAGTAAGTAAGCTTCAACGGCTCTAGCAAAAATTTCAGACCGCTGTAAATAGTAGCTACTGTTAGTAGTTCCTTTGCTTAGTAAGTAGTCTCTATAAGTTCCTACGGTTTCTTTAGATATTCTACCACTAATGCCATCATGTAAGTGGTCTAGGTAGTGACCTACTTCGTGGACAATAGCCCCTATAGTATGCCGATTAACGCTAATTAGTAGCCTTGAACTATCGTAGTAGGCGACTGATCCTCCGTTTCCTCTAGCACCAAAAGCCCAAGAAAGTCGTGATAAGCTAGGTAGGTTCTTTTTGTTCCAAGTTCTTAAGAAAGTTGCTAGCTCTTTTATGATGTAGCCTCTTTCCTTGTCTGTTACAGAGTTTCCAAACTGAACAGCCTTACAGTGAGCTTTAAGGTATTCGGTATCGGTTTCTATGGTCTTTGATTGTTCAAAATTTGACCACTTGAATGTTTTGCCTTTTTCTTCGGTGAAAGAAGCCTTAGGCTTTAGTTTCTTTCTTTGGGCATAAATATAATGCTGAAAGCCCCTCGAAGTTTGCTTAAAAAGCCATAGGTCTTTAGTAAGCTTATTTGAAGCCTTCAAGATAGCCCTATACTCTTTTAGGGATTCTGTAGTGCTTTCTTTTAGTAGCTTACGTAAGTAGCCCTCTGTCTCGTTTAACTGAATACCAAAGGATAAGAAAAATTTTTCTTTTAAAATCGCTTCTACCATAGGTAGGCTAGGCGAATCTTTTAGTATTTCAGTCTTTAAGGCTAAGTTTAATTCCTTTAGCCTTTTGTTTGATGCTCTTCTTTTTTCCTTTTCTTCGTTGGTCTCATACGTATCAAAGCGGTGCCTATGAGCTCCGTAAACATCTAGCCCTAAATTAGGGATAGTTGAAGGTCTTGCGTTATAGTGTTTTATTTCTTGTGTTTCCATAGTTTAATTCTCCTTAAGGTTAAAAAGGCATAATTGCCTATAACTCTAACTATAGTCTAAGTAGTGTCATTAAGTCAAGAAAGAAATCTAAAAAAAATCTAAGAAAGTAAAAAAAACTACCCCATTGATGGTTGAGATGATGAAAAGAAATCTCACCCTCTAAGCTATTACCCTTTTAAAGCCACAGAAACGCCCCTAGAAGCTTAGAACTAGCTTTAGGGTAGGGTAGGGTATAGGTTAAAGGAGAAAATGCGTTATAGGGCAATTTTGTGGTTTTAGGGTAAAACAGTAATTTAACCCCCTACCCAGTAATTTAAAACGGTATTTAAATTTTAATACCCCCCTAGCTTTGGATTGAGAAAGGAAAGTCCACTTTAATCAAATTAGCCTGATGAAATTGGGAAGGTAAAAAATTGGTTTTAGTTTGGTTAAATTTTCCGATTTTTTCTTTTGAAACTTAGAAAGATTTTTAGGTTTAAGTCTTAGGTTACTAGCCACCACGACTAGGCATAACGCTGTTTTAGAATGCTCATCCTAGAATGAATGTTCATTCTCTAAGCATAGAATGAGCGTTCTTTCTAGTTAATTTTAGAACTGTGTTTTAGTTTCTCAGCATAAATCCTCCTATTATATATTACTGGCACTATAGCACTGAATCCATCAATCAATCAAATAAAAAAATTAAAAAACTATAAAAAAAATATTGACACTATAACTAATCAATGATTATATTAAATTCATCAGATGAATATCTGATTTAATGAATAAACTTTTTAGGAGAATTAAACTATGGAAAACAATAGCAATAAGCCAACAATAAAATTTATTTTAGATAAAGAAGATTTAGACCTAATCGAAGAAGATTGCAGCCTAATAGAATTTAATAAAAATCTAAGGCAATTGATCTGCTGCTCGATCAATGATGAAAATCCATATGAAGAGCGAATCGGATGGAATTTGCACCATGAAGGAATTAAAGACCACATATTGATTCAATTAAATCCACCTAAGCAATGGATTGATATTTTGCAGGAAGGAATGAATTCAATTGAATTTAATTCAGATGGATCTGCAATTCTATCGAATCTCAAAGGAGAATTTAAAATCGATTCAAATCAAATCATAAAATATAATAAAAAAATAAAATTTATCAATGATACCGACGAAATTGAATCATATTTTTATGATTGTCAGATATATTTCTTAGAGTATGATTTCTTTAGTCTGAAGGAAGACCTTGAAGACTATGCTCTATATCTATATCGCGAAAATAATGAATATCGCTATGATAGAATTGAATTTGATCGATATGAATTTCTCCGAGCATATATGGAGAGGAAATACGACTATTTAAATGATTGGATCAAGAATTCAAATGATGAGAATGAAATCAATCAAATCAAATGCATGATGGAATCGATTGAGAAAAGGCAGGATAAGTTTAACCTGTATTTACCTTAATAAAATCCTTAACTAGGAAAGTTTAAAGGGAGCTTTAAGTGGCTCCCTTTTTTTACTGTACCACTGTGGGACGCTTTCCGTAAACTTTACCGAAAGTAAAACAGCGTTATAGGTTTTTAAGAGCGTAAGGTTTTTTTACGCTTAATTACGTTTTTTACATACTTACACTCGCTCAAACACACCCACTCACTCACCACACCTCCCTAAGCCTTAGAATGAATGTTCATTCTAGCGGGTAGTTTTTTTTACCAAACTGCTTAGTTTATATTTGATTCCTGAGTAGATTTAAATAGTTAAGTGGTTTTCTGCACTAGTATTAGAAAACTAGTGCAGTTAGGGAAGCAAGAACTATGCCAAAACACTGTTTTAGCGGGGGCTAGGACTAGGACATTGGGACGGGATAGGTATAGATTTCGGACGGATTTGGGTAATTAGGATGGCAGATCCAGTTAGAGTGAGCGTTCATTCTATCCCCCCTATTAGCAAGAATCATGCCAATTTTAGTATCCCTATTGGGGTAGGATTTGTAGGATTAGATTGATATTAACCCATTGGGGTCAGGGGAGGGGAGAGGGGGAATTGGGGACTCCCCCAAACAGAGATTTTTTATTTTTTATTCTGACACTATCGCCTGAGTTAGATTTAGGTTTTATTTTTTTTTCTTGGTATGTATTGTAGTGTCACCTTGCCTAAGTTTTTCTAGTACCGAGCTAGCGAGGTACTAGTTAGTTAAGTTTAGTTATTTAATACTAATTTACTTATATATTACTTATTTAATTAGTTTATATATTAGTTAAGGGATAACCTCTCTGAGAGAGGGAACTGAGCAAGACCAAGCCATTACTAACTAAAATAAAAAAAATTAGTTAGTTTGTACTTGGCTTAACTTAAAGGTTAACCCCCCGTCGGTCGGTCACCTCGCAGTAACTTCTTTGAACTTCTAGTTTTATACTAGAAGCTAGGCAGGAAATCCTATACTCCCGTTTAATCAAAGCCCTCGCCAAAAACTATTAGGTTCTTGGGACTCCGCAAGGAAGAGACCAAGTTACTAGCTACCTCTTCCCATGTAGGTTGCTGTCGACGCAGAGCCTACTCACTTAGCTTTTTAAGGAACTGCTCAATCCTAGATTTTAAACCACAAGTCTTTAAGACTCAGAGTTTATTTTACAAGAAGCAAATCTTAACTTCTCAACAACCAAAATCTTAGGGGTTGTGTATGTAAGTCTTAATCTACTTAAAAATTTTCTAATTGTCCACCCTTTAATATTGACACTAAACATAAACTTATGTCACTATCACTTTATGGCTAATAGGGCTCATTACATGTACAACAAAGAAATCGTTAGGATAACTCTTAGACTGGATAAAACCATTCACTCTAAACTTAAAAAATTAAACTATCGTTCTATAAACGAAGCTATAAACATACTTTTAGACAAAGCTTTAAAACAAAAATAACTAATGCTAACTTTAAACCAACTTGTTAATATTCCCCCTATAAGTGAGCGAATTAAAAGATTTAGAAAACCGTCTAACCCTATTAGAGTCTCAAATGCTTAATGAGTTACGTCATATAAAAACTTCTATGGACAATTTCTCATTAAAGTTAGAACATATCTTAGCTTTACACTTAAAAATCATTTATTGGTTATTGGCTGTAATAACAATAACCTTAGTGGGGGTTAAGGGTGTTGAGCAACTTATAAAACTTGGAGGTGTATCATGAAATTACTTAAGAAAATTGATGGATGGAAATCCATTCTTTCTTACATAGGAATAAACCTAAGTTCAGGTTCTTTTTTACCTATAGAAGCTATTAGTGAAGCCATAGCTAATCCAACAGCAAATTCTATTTTTAACGCTGTAGTTCATGTAGGATTAGCTTTAGGACTAACTCACAGAGCAATTAAAAATGTTAAGTGATAAAACAGCTTTAGTCTTAGAAGGAATTCGTAGGAGGCTAATTCAAGAATTAGATTTTGATGATATTCCTTCTGAGTACTTAATTGCTCAAGCAAAGAAAATACAAAAAGAAAAACTAGAAGAAATAATTGGGGGATGTTTAAAATCTCTTAATAATACAGAACTAGAGGGGGTGATTAAATTTTATGAAAAAGAAGGGCAAAAAGAAGAAAAAAGGTTGTTGAATGAAAAGCCCGTTTCCTTCGGACAGAAAAGTAACAAATGAGCAGTGGGGGATTTATTCTGCTAAAATCTTTAACGACATTGTCGTTCATGGTCTTAAGGAACACGAGGTAGTTCAAAAATACAAAGACGAAATGCCTCCTGAAGTTTTAGTAACCATCTTTAGGAGGCAAGACCTTAAAAAATCAGTTAAACATCATTTAGAGTTAGTAGAAAAAGAATTTTTAGAAGTAAATCTTCCCTTAATCTTAGAAGCTAAAGCCTTAGCATTAACAATAACTCATAAAAAACTAGCTGATATTCTTTCTAACACAGAACTTTTAAACAATCTTTCAGTAGCAGACTTAAGAAGTTTAGTTTCTCAAGCTAAAGAACTAAACGAGATGATAAGACTTGAACAAGGTCAATCAACAGAAATTGTAGAACACAGAAACTTAGACAAAGAAACCATTTTGGCTTTAATAGAGGAGGCTAAAAGTGACCCAGTCCTTAACGGACTACCAGATACAAGCTCTTCTTAAGCATAAAGAAACTATTGGTAAGTTTCATGCATTTCTTAAAGCTACAAACACTTATCCACATGAAGGGCAATGGAAAGTAATCTTAGCTTTTTTTAAAGAGAAAAAAACTCGTCTCTTTGTTCAATGTGGAAGAAAGTGGGGTAAATCTTTTTGTGGTTTGTATATAGCTTGGAGGTTTGCCCTAGAAAATCCAAACTCTTTAACTTACATCATAGCTCCTACTAGGGTTCAAGCTGGTCAAATCTATTGGCAGCCTAAAAGACTTCAAACTTTTGGTCCTTCGGAGTTTTTAGATGATTCACTAAAATCTGAGTTTACTATCTACTTTAAAAACTCTTCTCAAATCATTCTTGGTGGTTCTGATAAAGCTCAAGCTCTAAGAGGTATTACTCCTGACTTACTTATCTATGATGAAACTAGAGACATAGACGAAGAATTTGATAACGCTATGCGTCCTAACCTTGCTGCTAAAAACGCAAGTATACTTTCTTTCTCTACACCTCCCGACAAAGAGTGTCATTACACAAGAATGAGGGATTTTTGGTTAAAGCAAGTAGCTAAAAACGAACCTGCTTACTTTTACATAGAAGCCCCTACATCATCTAATCCACTAATAGATAAAAAATTCTTAGAAGAAGAAAAGCAAAGACTATCAGAAACAGGAAGACTAGCTGAATATGAACGAGAGTACGAAGGTAAATACATTCCCGGTGGTGCTAGTGCCGTTATTCCTATGTGGCATAAGTACAAAGACAAAATAATTAAACCCCATCACTTAATGATGAAGATGATTGAGGGTGAAAAGAAGAAATGGGACTTTTACACTTTCTCAGATCCAGCTCAATCTTGTTTTGCTGTTTTGTTTGTTGCTCATAACTCTTATACGTCTCAGCTTTTAATCTTAGATGAAATCTATGAACTAGACAGAATGAAGACCCATGCTTCTAGGATTTTTCCTGTAATCCAAGAAAAGTGCTTATCTATTTATGACAGAGACGACCTTTGGTCTCATTACTATGACCCTGCTGAAAGTTGGTTTCAGGTTTCTGTTTATGACATGTTTGATGTTTCTTTGTTAGCCGTTAAAAAACGGGGGGCTAAATCTCCTGAAAGGGTTTCTTTAATCAAAGACATGATTACAACCCCTAATACCCTCTTTGTCTCCGATAGATGTAAAAAATTTGATTGGGAAATATCTAACTGGTGCTACAAAGAAGATGGAACCCTTCCTGATAAAGACGACCACCTAATCGACAACCTTTTTTATGTCCTTGAGGTTACAGCCTTCTCTGTTAGACCTGAAGTAGACAAAGAACTATTCCCTCTTGAAGATGGGGAAGAATTTGAAAAAGACACTGGAACTTTTGAGGACTTTATGAAAGAATTAGTCCTTAAACAAGACGCCTTTGCTTTTATGGATAAATAGCCTATGACACAAACACCTCCAGTCTTTTACGTTGACGTCCTTTCCCAAGCTGCCATTAAAGCCCTCTCAGATTGGATACCAATGCTAGCTGAGATGAAGGCTGAAATAGCCTCTCTAAGCCACAAAATTGACCTATACGAGGCGAAAATAGAAGAGCTTGAGTCTAAGGTAGGACAAAGCCAAGAAAACGCCACAGAAACGATTTTTGGGCGTAAGGCTTACTATAAAAAACTAGCTGAAGAGGTAGAAGACGAACTCATTAACGGACCTAAAGTAGCTTAATATGCAAAACCTAGCCCTAGAACAGTACATAGCAGACGGAAGAAAAGCCCTAAAACCCATCTGGTGTGAAAAAGACTGGAAAAGTAAAACAACGTTTGTAAAATGGTTTTTAGAGAATCTCTCAGCTTTAGAAGAAATTCATGAATCTAGGATAGTATCTCAACAAAACTATCTTGCTTGGTATCTTGGGTGGTATGACTCTAACCTTGAGTATCGTCTAATTAGACCAACCAGAAGAAACTATAGCTTAACCGACTACTCTGTCCCTACAATGATAAATCAACTCTTCTTCCTTACAGAGGCTTCTGTAGCTAAAGAGTCTCTTCAAAAACCTACTTTTGAAGTTTTACCTAGCAACGTAGAAGAATCAGGAGACAGGTTATCTTCTAGGTCAATGAAACCACTCCTTGATACTCTTGCAAGAAAAAATAACTCAGAAATTCTTTTTCAAGAAAACTCAAGAAGAACTAAAGTTTTTGGAGAAAATTACATCTATGTTGGTTGGGATAAAGACTTTACTACTTTTGATGACTCTGGAACTACTATTATTGGCGATGTGGTTATTCGTGCTATAGAACCTTATTACGTCTTATACCCAACTAGAAAGAGCTGGGATGAAGTCGAATATGTAACTATACTTTGGGATGTTCTTAATAAAGAAGAAGCTGAAAAGATATATAAAGTTTCCCTAGAAAAAGATTCTACTAACACAGTTTATGGCTTTCAAAGACCAGATACTCCAACTAAAACTCCTGATGAAGTAGTAGTCTATAAATTCTTCCACAAACCTACTGTTCATGTCCCTAATGGTATTGTAGCTACCATTATTGGAAATAAAGTCGTTGAGTTTAATACAGAAAAATATCCTTATGACCATAAACAACTTCCTTTAGTTAGAAGAACTGATATTGATGTTCCAGGAAGCGTATTTGCTGAATCTGTTTATCGTTGGGCAGTTCCTATTCAACACCAAATAAACAAACACTACTACCTAAACTCAAGAGCTATTCTTCTAGCAAGCCATCCTAAGTGGATGATGTATAAAGGAGCTTGTGACATTAAATCTCTAGGAAATGCTGCAACTATAGTCCAAGTTAAACCAGGAATGGGTTATCCTCAGCTAGCCGTTTTTAACTCCATCTCCCAAGATAATCTTCAGCTTCTAAGTTTATACGAAAGAAATTTACAAATAGTTTTTGGTATTCAAGGCGTTTCTCTTGGAACTCCTCCTCCGGGTTCAAGAAGTAAGAACATGCTTGATTTTTATGCAGAAGAAGAAAGACGAAGAAATTCAACTCAACTAATCAAACACAATGAATGCATCAGACAAGTCTTTCAATTAGCCGCTTCTGTTGTTGGTTCTTACTATCCAGTAAATCCTGAAAGAATGGTTAGGATTCTTGGTAGTGATGCTAATTGGGAAATTAGAAAAATTGGAGACTTTAGATTCTCTTCAGAGTATGAAGTCATTGTTCAAAACTCAAACGGATTCTCTGATTCTATTCAAGGAAGAATGGAAGAAATTGAAAAACTTCTTCAAATGTTTCCCGGTTCCATATCTCCTCAACAAGCCTTTAATATTTTGCAATATAAGATACCTGAAAAGTATTACGACATTGTGACAGTAGCTCTTAAATCTGCTCAAGCAGAAAATGAAATGTTCTTAGATGGAAATCTTTTACAAGACCCTGATATTGGAGAAGACCATTTAGTACACTTAGAGCAACATTATTTACTTCTTCAAACTAGAAACTACAAAGAAGACACTCAACTTAGAAAAGAATATTTTGAACACCATATTGGAATTCACGAAATGGTTTTATATGATAAAATTCAAACTAACCCAATGTTAGGTGAAATGGTAAAAAGCAAATTCCCATATTTCCCAGTATTCTTTAGACCAGAACCAGAATTGCCACCGCCACCACCACCTATGCCACCACCTATGCCAAATGAAGATTTATCAAAACAAGGTGCACCACAAGAGCTACCTCCTCAAAATGGTGTACCTCAAGAAGAAATGAATATGATTAACCAATAAGGAGTTTATTATGGATAGATTAACAGAATTACAAGCAGAAGCATTTAGGATTATAAGATTTATAGAACAAGCACAAGTTAAACTTCAACAAATAAATAAGGAGATAAATGAGCTTGAAACCACTAATAACAATAAAACAGAAGAAAGAGATAGCGAACCTCAAGGATGACATTCAAGACTTTGCTGATGCTATCAATGCCGAAGTAACAGCAGAGCTAGCTACTGAAGATGGGTTTGAGCATTTAGTGTTCACGCCTAAATCTTGGGCTAAAAGAGAACAACCAAAGCTATTTGAAGATTAACCTTAAAAGGCTTTGACACTAAAGTTTATTTTGTGACATTATAATGCATATATGAGCGAAGAAGGAGCTATTACAGGAACCGACACAGGAACTAATACAGAAACTAATACAGAAACTACAGAGAAAAAGAAGGTTAACTTTGATAGTCCTCTTCCTTTTATGAGTCCTGAAGAGGATCAAGCTTTAGAATCTCAAGAAAAAGAGACTAAAGAGAATACAGAAGAAGAAAGTCCAGAAGAGAAAAAGCCTTCTGATTGGGATGATTCTCCGCCTGAAGTTGAAACATTGATATTTAACAATGAAATGTATGAAGTCCCTAAAGATTGTACTGTTCAAGTAAAAGTAGCGGGGAAGCTTTATGATATTCCCTTAGAAGAACTTAAAAGTAATTATGCTGGAAAGCAGTATTACGATAAAAAACTCTCTGAAGTAGATTTAAAATCCAAGCAGGTTCAAAGAGAAAAAGAGCAAATAGAAGCAGTTCTTTCTAACTATTCAAGGCTTTTAGCTGATGACCCTATATCAGCTTTAAGCTTAGGGTTTGAGGCTTCTGGGCTAGATGAAGAAACCGCTTTAAGAAAAGTTTATGCCACCATAATAAAAGAAGCGACTAATTTTATTAAAATGGATGAGCAAGCTCAAGTAGCTTTTTTAGAAAAGAAACTTCTTGATAGAAAGAGAAATCAAATTGAGGGCGAAAAAAGAAAGCTAACCCAAGAGAGAACTCAAGCTGAACAAGAAAGGTGGATTTCTTCTGAACTGCAAGCTAGAGGCAAGACTTGGCAGGATTTTGCTAACGCTTTTGAGACCTATAACCGTATTGCAGAGCAAAACCCTGTTTTAAAACTAGACCCATCTTCTCCTATTGAAGAGCAAGCAAAAAGAGTCTTGTCTTTTATGGATGAATCTGAGAAATTTATACAAGTAGCTTCTATAGCCGAAAAATATCAAGCACCTGAAGAGGTTCTCTTTGATGTGTTTGATGTGATTAAGGCTAATAAGCTTGACCCTAGTGACGCTGATTATTTTTTTAAAGAGTTATTAGGGAAAAGAGACCGAAAGGCGGAGAAGGCTTCTCCTAAACCTAAAGCGGGACCTCAAAAAGAAACAAAACCTTCTGAGGAGGAGGAATGGAGAAAGAGGCTTAAGGAGTCCTTAAAGTCTCCACTACCGTTCATGTCTTAATAGTTAAGACCTCCGAAGGAAGGGATTAAAACTTTTTTTTGGGAGGTCAAATATGTCTTTCGGGGGTACCGATTTACAGAAAGCTCTTGACGATGTAAACGCACAAGAGCTGTTTAAGATAGATTTTCTCGAGTATTACGAGAATACTTTTAATACTGCTTCCCCTTTCTGGGAAAGGGTTAAAAAGCCAAAAACTTTTGTAGGTAAGAGACTTGAATTTCCAGCTCCTTTAGGCTTTATGGGTGCTGCTGGTTCTGGAAAGATACCAGAGAGTCGTCCTGCTAAGTATGCAACCGTAAATATCACTTCTAAGAAAATGTATGCGAAAGGTCTAATAGAGAGGGAGGCTCTTGGTGAGGCTTCAAACTCTAAGGGTGCTTTCGTTGATGCTCTTAAGGAGTTGGTAAGAAAAACTGCAGAAGCTGATACTTTTAACCATCAAAGGGCTGCTTTTGGGAGTGGAACTGGGGCTCTTGGTACGATTCAGTCTGTAGTTGATAACGGAGGTGGGCAGTACACTTTAGTTATTACTACAGGTACTTGGAAGAGTGCTAACTGGGAAGAAGAGATGCTTGTAAACATTCAGTCAGGTAATACCGACTTGTTTGTTATTAGTTCCGTTACTGAATCTACAAGAACAGTAGTTGTTCAAAGACAAGCTGGGGGAACTAAAGTCCCTGCTGTTAACGATGTAGTGTTTATGCAAAGCTCTGAGAATAACGATATTCTTGGGCTTGAGGGAGTATGCTTAGCTACTTCTGGTACTTTGTATGGAGTTAACGTTCAAAGAAGGTGGAAGTCTTATCAAATTCTTAATTATGGTGTAGCGATTGACCATAAGCTTTTTAATAAGCTTTGTTTAGGAGTTGAAAAGTCCACTGGTAAAACTCCAAAGTTAGCAATTACTTCATATCTACTTTATGAAGCAGTGCTAAACACAATGGAAAGCCAAAAGAGGTATGCTCAGCCTAGCTCTAACACTGGTAACTACTCATTTAGGGGAGTTGAGATTATGACCTCATCTGGACCTATTGAGCTTTTCCCTGACAGATTCTGTAGGGATGATATGGTGTATGTTCTTAACCCTGATTATATAGCTTATTACAGAAGACCAAATTCTGGATGGGTGAATGAGGACGTTAAGAATCCTTATGGAATGTTGAGGGTAGTGGATGATGACCAGTTTGAGCTAAGACATGCTACTTATGGTCAATTATTTATTGCTCCTACCTTTCAAGGTGTAGCAACTGGTGTATTAGCATAGGAGGAACTATGGCTTTAAATGGAAATATAGATTTATCAAATGGAGTTATGATTTCTGCTGAAAGCGGGAAGGTAACTCTAGGAACAGTGGGAGACCAGCCAATTCAGTTCTTCGCTAATAACGCTGCGACTAGGGGAATAATGGAGCTTAGGGTTTCAACTGCTGAAGCTAATATGGCTTCAGGTCCAGCGACTCTAACTGGAATTATTCCTGATGGAGCTTTTGTTATTGGAGTAAGTGCTGTTATTACTGAGGCTTTAGTAGGAGCTGGTGTAACTGGGGTTCAGCTTGGAGATGGTAGCAGTGCAAACTATTGGGGAGCTATAAACGCTCTTACAGTAGGTTCTGCTCTTAATCCAGCTGGAAGAACTTCAGGTGCTACTTTTGGAACCAACCTTATTAACGGAATAATTGCGATTGCTCCTGTAAATATCATTGTTGATGATGTTGGTGGAACTACTACTGCTGGAAAGGTTAGGGTGAATGTTTATTACTTCGCACTACCTAATCCAAATACGTAATTAAAATAGGGGGAGCTTAGTCTCCCCCATTTTTTAGGGATTTTGCATATGAGCTTTAATGGCTTTTTAGATTTATCAGGAACCCCTTCTTTAATAGCAACAAATGGAAATAAACTTGTTCTTGGTACACAAGGTGACCAAGACATAGAGTTTATTAGAAATGGTCAAACTGTTTTTAGAGTAACAAATGCTGGAGTAGTTGCTCAGTTTGATTTACCAAATAATGTTTGGCTACAAACTCGTAATGCGGCTAATACTGCTGATTTAAACCTTTTAAGAGCTAATACAAGTAATGATACTGAATTAAACGTAGCTCAAACGGATGGTTCTATTAGATTTACTATAAATGGAATACTTGGAGCAGCTGTTCAACAGACCTCAGGGGCAAACGTTAATGTTTTTAGGGTTCACTCTCCAGATACTACAAGGATTATATCTATAGGATCTACAAATGGTGGAATTCTTTATTGTGGAACTGAGACCAACCATTCTCTTCGCTTAATGACTAATAATATTACTCGCTTAATACTAGCGAATGATGGAACTAGTTTATTATCACAAACAGGTGCAAATTTTGCGATTGGAACTGCAGATTTTAATAATTTACAATTTAGAACTAATAATACTACTCGCTTTGAAATAGCAGGGGACGGAAGCAGTGTAACAATATATCCAGTAGGAGGGGGGTGTTCATTTGGAACCGCTCCAACTGGAGTTTTGAAACTTAAAACACAAAACCTTAACCGTTGGCAAATAACTACTGGTGGCTCGCTAATACAAGATGTTGATGGTGGTAATTTTGTATTAAGCAAAGCTAATACTGCTATTATATTGCCTGTAGCTACGGGTATATCAGCAGCAGGAACTAACTCAGCTACAGCAACAGCCTTATCAATGGTAATAAACAATGTAACTACAGTAGCTTCTGGTACTGGTGTTAGGCTTTGGGCAGCAGGAGTGGGAGCTACTATTGTAGTTAGAAATAGTGGAGCTAACCCTTTATTAGTTTATCCAAATACTGGTGGAACAATAAATGGTGGAGCTGTTGATGCTGGGGTTACGGTAGCAGTAGGAACTAGTGTAAGTTTTTATGTTATAGCAGATAATACTTGGGTAACATAAAGGGAGAATATATCGGGAGGAGAAGTAATGACGATAAAAACAACTGGATTATTTACAGCAACAAATGCGTCGCCGATAACCAACACAGCTTCTACTCAAATAATATCTGCTCCTCCAGCTGGGGCTAACAGATATATAACTAGTATTTCGGTAGTTAATGATTCTTCTACAGCAACTAGGGTAGATATATTAGATGGGACTACGATTGTTTATAGATTTAGAGTTACTAATACAAACAATCCAACTCAAGCTTTTAATCCTCCAATTAGAATTTCTGGGGATTTGAATGCTCAGTGCGCAACAACAGGTACATCAACATTTGTAAGTGTAAGTGGCTTTCTTGATTTATGAAGAGCTTTTGGGACAAGCTAGTAGATGGAATTTCAGATGCTGCAAGTGGGATAAACTTAGGCTCTTTACTTGAGTCCGGAATTGGAGCAGGGGCTACTCTTTGGGGGCTTAAAGGACAGCAACGTTTAGCTAAGCAACAAAGAGAGGAAGTAGCTAAGCAAAGAGAATTTGAAAATATGCTTGCCCTTATGAAGTTTGGGCTTGAAATGGAAAGATTAAACAGGGGGGATGGGGGTGCTGTTGCGGCTCGTAAAAAGGAGGCTTTAGCTAATTTAATTCAAGCTAATTTAGAAAGTAGAATTAAAATGAATGAAGATGCTTTAAGAGCTAAACTTCAATCTCCTGAAGTTTATTTAAAGGCTGGAGAATTAGCTAATCAGGCTTTTGGAAATCTATCAACAAGATTAGGGGAAGCAGGGTTAAGAAAGGGGGGGTAAGTGTCTGAAGAAACAAAAACCCCATCTCCTGAAGAACAAGCCTTACTTGAACTTATAAAAGACTACTTAGCTAGGGAGGGGATGGATCTACTTCCTACTCCTTCGCTTTCTAGTTTAATAACCTCTAAAACGCCTAATATGAGCTTTGCTGGGGAGATTCCTTCTAAAGCTATGTCTTATGAGGGGCCAGCTACGATAAGCGAATCTGGGGCAATTACGCCCGCTTCAGAGCCTTTTACGGTTTTAGGTCAAACTCCTTCTTTGCTTGGTAATTGGTCTAGTGGGGCTGGGTTTGGAGCTGGTGGGTATGGAGCTGGGAACTTAGTTGGTCCTTTGTTTGGAGCTAAAAGAGCTTATGACCTATTTTCTTCTGGAAGCCATGCTAATGACCCAAGACATCTTAAAAGAGACTTAAAAAGAGGTGCTCAATCTGGAGCTTTAATTGGTTCTTACTTTGGTCCTGCTGGGGCAGCTATAGGGGCTGGGATTGGAGGATTAAGTGGTCTTATTAAGACTATGACTGGGGGTAAGAAAAGTAAAGACCAGTACAACAGAGATGAAGTTAGAAAGCAATTAGAGGCTTTAGGTATTGCTTCTAAGATAAATGGTTCTCACCACGTTACTTTATCTGATGGAAGTAAGTTTAATATAGGATTAGATGGAAAGACTCCTGTGTATAAAATGGATCTGAACAATAAACTTGTTCAAGACCTAATTCCTTATGTTTTACCTTTATCTTATACGGTTGTTGGTAGAAATGATAAGGAATCTCAAGCTACAAGACAAAAGAAAATTGATGACTTAACTGGATATTTAGTTAATGCAGCTATTTCTAATGCTGGTGGGGATATAGAGAAAGCTAAGGCTAACATTAAAGGATTCTATAAGATAAATATAGATCCATCTTTATTCCCTGAAGAGCAAAAAGCTGTTTTAAATCAAAAGTTAAAAGAGATGATACCCGAGCCTTCTATGCCTAGCTTTAATTTTGGTGGGGGTGGAGGAGGTGGGAGAAGAGTTATCCCTAATTTTCAAATGCCAAATTTGAATCAACTTATAGATAAGTATGTAAACCCATATTTAGGACAACAAGATAATCAGTTTAGTAGTATTTTTGGAGGTAAATAATGGATGCACTTAAAGAAATTAAATCAGCTTTGGAAGCGGCTCTTAGAGCAGTTAATGCTGCTTTGGGCGAAGATTCTAAGGTGGAAGATACAGAGGGAGAAGAGGAAGATATGGAAGAGGAAGTTAATGAAGAAGAGAGCGAAGAGCCCTCAGCTCCTGATAAGAAGAAGATACTTTTAATCGGTCTTAAAAAGAAGCTAGGTAAATGAGATATTGTGATTCTTTAGAGTCTTTAATAACAAAGGCTAGACTACAATCTAATAACTCTGATTATTCCTCTTCTCAGGGGAATCCTCAGAGTTTATTTGAGATGTATGCGAATGAAGCACAGGATAATCTTCAAACGCAAATAATTAACAATTATCCACAGGAGTTTGTAGAATTTTATGAAAAAGCCATTACTACTCATACGGAATTCGTTACTGTTCCCGATGATATTTTTAGTAATAACAGAATTATTTCTGTTGAGTATTCTCATACTGGGGATTCTAAAGATTATTTCCCATTAAATCCTAGAACGGTAAAAGAGAGACTTTCAAATCAATCTTCTTATCCATCTTTTTATATAAGAATAAGTGATAAGATATATCTTAACCCTATTCCTTCTACTGGGAAGGTAAGAATTGCTTACTATAGAGAGCTTGATGACATTAAAGTTCCTACTACTACTGTTTTTGGCACTCCATCTGGTAGCACTATTACTTCTGCTAGTAATATCGGACTTCAGGAGTATTTATGTGTTTCTAATAGGTTTGGAGAGGTTCTTTTAAGAGGAGCTAAAATAGCAAACGTATCAGGTACTACTATTACTGTCTTTGGTAATGTAGCTGATTATTTAGTATCTGGAGTTACTTTAGCTAATTTAGCTGGTCAGAATATCACGATAGGGAAATATACTACCACTCATTCTAAACTTCCTAAGATTTGTGAGAGGTATCTTATTACTTATATGGCAAAAAGAGCGTTAGCTAAAGATTCTTCTAGCCAAGCAGGAATTGAAGATGGAGAGCTTGCTAGGATGGAAGCTCAGATTTTGGAGTCTTTTGCTCAACCTACTGAAGATGTTTATACGATTCCTATTTTAGATAGGGGAATCCTTCGTGGCTAAAAGAGTAATCTGGACTAGAAATTTTGAAGACTTTAGAGGTTTAGATAGAAAATCTAGTCCTTTAACAGCTGATCCTAATTCAGCTATTGAGCTTTTAAATTTTAGGTCTTCAGAAGGTAAATCTATTCAAGGTGTAGAAGGATATACAGTTAGGACAAATTATGGTCCCTGTGCTGGTCTTCATAATTATATCAGACTTAATACTGATACTGGAGAAGTTGAAGAAGAGCTTTTAGCTTGTAATAACTATTTATGGAGACTAAAAGAGGCTAGCTTTTCAATTAGTCATTCTTCTTTTAATGGTGCTAATGTTGAGATTTATTTAGAGCCTATTGTTGGTTCTCCAAACGCCTTAAACTTTAAAATAGATGTTAATAGTGTAAATGTTTATACCTACAATGTAGGAGATAACAGCTTTCCTAATAATAATATAGTAACTCCTACTATATGGGATTTATGTTTACATTTAAATTCTAATACTTCATATACGATTACTTATCCAATTAAATCAGGGAAAATAGCTAATTCTGTAACTACGATTGACTCAGCTACTCCACTTCTTTTTGAAGCAGGGCATACATTAGAAATATATGATTGCTCTTCTGCTTATATAAATGATTCTACCCCTTGTAACTTGATTCCTTTTTATGTTCAAAGACAGACTGCTTCAAATACCTTTCAAATTTCTACTTATTATGATGAGCAAAATGGAGCTAGAACATTATTTAGTAAATATGTTGGAGCTGGAGCAGTTCAAGCTTATGCAATAGAAAGAGTAGAAAAAATAAATTCTACTACTTTTACTTGTTATTTTAAGTATTGGGACCCTGTTCCTCAAGGTCTTCCTATAATGGGGAATGATGCGGCTGTAGATGCAACAAGAAGAAGCTCAATGTTTAATTATCCTGTAATGGAGAGTTTCTTTAGGGGCTTTGTAAATTCAGAGGTTCAAATACCTTCAATGGCAAACTTAAGGGACGTTTGCTACATAGGGCATAAGTATATTCCCGGTGAGCCTTATACTATGTCAGGGGCTACTTATTATAGAAATGGAAAGCCTGACTTAATGAGAGGAAGACTTCTTAAGTATGATGGTCAATCGGTTAGAGCTGCTGGTTCTATTAGACCTAGAAAGGTAACTGCTACTGCGGTAGCAGGTGGTGGGTTTCTTTCTGCTGGAAGGTACAAATGGAGAATAAGGTATAGAATTGATGATGCTCAAGGGAATTCTTATTTTTCTAATTATACCGACTCTCCAGCAATTACGGCGTCTAACAATGGCTCTGCTACCGTTACATATTCTCCCTTTATTCAAAGTGATGTTACTTTTACTACAACAGGAGCTTCTACTAAAAATATAATTCCACTTAATACTACTACCATAGCGACAGGGGATTTACAGATAGGGGATATTTTAATAACTCCAGAAGTAAATGATACAGCTAGAGTTTATCAAGTAAATCAAATTTACGACACTCAAATTGTTGTAGATCCAGCTCCTAATCCTCCTATTCCTAGTGGAACAGTTTTAAGAAGAGCAACAGGACTTCCTTATTGTCCAAGATTTGCAGTAGCTACTTCTCTTAGTGCTCCAACAGTAACTACAGTAACGATTAACGGTGAGCCTGTTAGGGTTGCAAAACTTACAGTTAAAAGGGGACACTCTTTTACTGATGGAGATTGGATTACTCTTTCTAGTTCTAAGCTTATCCTCATACTCCCTCATACCCGTAACAAAAAACCAACTCACGCCTCTGTTGCTTCTAGGACTTATCGAGTTAGACTTCTTTCTAGGGAAGAAAGGCTTCAAGTTAAAGGTGCATTAAGCCTAGATGAAACTCATTTAGTTTGGAATGCTGATATTCATGGATCGGTTGGAGCCTTGCTGAGTACTTCTGTCACTGAAGGGATGTTAGCTGAGATATATAGAACGAAGGCGAATGGAGTAGATTTTTATTTAGAAGCAATAGCTACTTTAAGTCATTTATCTACTAATACTTATACTTCTACAAAAGCAGATTCTGAGCTTGGGGCTTTACTTATAGATCAACCTATTGGTCAAGAATTTGACCCTCCTCCATCTGGGCATTTACTAACAGCACATCAGGGGTGTTTAGTTGTAGCTGGAGAGGAGCCTAATACTATTAAATGGAGTTTGCCCGGTGAGCATGAATATT